AGAGTTGTTAAGTTCGGGTTAAATTGAAAGAAAACGTTTGTTTCAATAAATGAAATAACTGGGTCAGTATATTTTATATCAAAAGATGCAACAGATAAATCTTTAAATAAACTTACAATACTGTCTTTTGTTGCTTGTTTGATTGCTTCACCTGAGACAGTATCATTTTCTATTGCACTACTAAACAGCAATGACAAAAATATTACGCCAAATTCTGGTTCAAGTGCATCTTCACCACCAAATGATGAAATATCATTTAATAATGAACCAAAGTTTCTTTGTACTAGAGTTGCATAATCTTCTGCGGTAACTGCTCTATTTTGAGTTGCATATTGAAATGGTGCAGTCGTTCTGATAGATTCTTCTGTTTCTTTTTCAGAACCACCGAATGAATTAGATACTGTTGATACTTGTAGTGCAAAATTCTCATTGTTTACTGTCACTTGACTTTGAGGTGTAAATACTTTGGCACCATTTGCATCTGCACCAGCAACAGATAAGTATTCAACTGTAACTTTGTTACCAGCAACAGGTGACCTACCAAGAACTGTTTTGTTACCAAAAGTAATTTCATAGTCACCTTTAGGTGTTTCTTTTAATATATAAACTGTTGAGTTAGATGTTAACGATGTTGCTTTTCTTAAATCAGTAAATGTTGTAAACGAAGAACTTGATGGAGTTTCAAAACTTCGAACAATAGCAGTATCAATATCAATAGTTTGGTCTGGAATAATATATGCGGCATTTTCTGTTTGCGCCGTGATATTAAATGTTTTTGTTGTTGATGTACCTTCAAAGATTTTTATATCCGCAACATTGTCTGCAGTTGTAAATGAGTAACTACCAGCACCGTCATCTGTTGCAACTATTTCTTCTTGAGTTTGAAAAACATATGTTGTACCATCTACTACTGCATTAAATTTCACACCACTCGCCAATGAAACTGTAGTTGGTCTGTTTGTCAAACTTTCTAAATTTAAAGATAAATTAACAATACCTTGTGATGCATTCATTGAATCTGGTATATAACCAATACCTTCTGCAAGTGATACAAGTGAACTACGAAGTTGAGCAGTTCCTAAATATGATTCATTTAGTGCAAAGTTGGCAATTAGTCCATTATAGTGTGTATTGTATGCAAGAACATCTAAAACACTTGACAAACCAGATGCTTCAAAGTTATAATCTGTAAATTCGTCTTGTTGTGAAAGAAAGACTTTTAAATTATTTTTTATTGCAGTAAAGTCTAATGCAGTTGATTTAATTGTTGTTTGTCCCATGTTATCTTAACCTGTTTATTGTTGTTTCGAAAACAACTGTTTCTTGTGTATTAATTACTTTAAATTCTACTGTCACACCCAATCTATTTCTATCTGGTTCTAGAGCAACTATAACATTCAAAACTTTAACTCTTGGTTCAAATCTTTCAATTGTTGCTATAATGTTATTGCGAATAATAGTAGAACCGTCTCTGTCTGCTAATTCGAATAGTTGACCTTGTAAGTCTCCTCCAAAAGTTGCAAGAAAAGGTTTTTCTAATCTATTTGTAAGTAATAAAGTTTTGATTGCTTGTTTTACTGCGGCAGTTGATTGTTTTTTAAATATATCACCAGAAGTTGTTGTTACTTTAAAAGATAAATCAATATCTTTAAAGTCAACATTCCTACTCGTAGCAATACTAGTGGTGTTTAAATCACCCTGGTCTTCTCTAGAGTATGCTCTTCTTGTTGCCATATGTCTATTTATACTAATCTTGTTTAATTTTTAATAACTTATGTTAGAAATTCTTGTTTTATTTCTACTAATTCGTCTCTAGACTGTAATGAATTGTTAAAAAACGTTTTTACATCATTTTTAAAGTTTACTTCAAACGTTTGGTCTACTACTGGCATCAATACACCTATTGATGCAGTAAGAGTTCCATCTGGATTATAAGTATCGTAATCTAAACGTAATTCATCATAGTTTGTATAATCTTTCCAATATTCTGCTATGTCAAATGTTTTTTCAAAATCTATTATTCCATCTTTACCAATCACTTGATAGTATACCAATTCACCTTTACTTTTTGCAAGAGTATCGTCAACAAGTGTTTCTGATGGACCTGCACGATAGATACCTTCACTTACGATTAAACGAACATCATTAAATAGTTCAGTATTACCTTGAATTACTCGCATCATTTCTGCTTGTAAATACAATTGTCTTGCAATTTGTTTTCTTTCATCATTGCTACCGACATGATTAAATGCAGTTCTATCTCCATATGCACCAAGAAACTTAGCAATTGTTACTCCTGGTCCTAGTTTAGTTGCAGAACTAACATTGTCTACTCCGTTAGGATTAAATACTGGGTCAACTACTACTATCATTTTGGTGTAAACCTCTTACCTCTATTCTCTATTGCATTACCAATTGGTGTATAACCAAATCTAGAAGTTGGTTCTTTACCAACAGTTCTACCTATTTTATCTGGTGTTGTTCTATATGCAGTATCACTTACTCGTCCTTCTGCGATTAATTGTCCAAGTAAGTTTTCTCTAGTACCTCTTCTAGTTAATCTTTCTCTAAGAGTGCCTCTCAATCTTGAACGTATTTCTTGTGTTGTTGGGTGTTTATCAAAAATACCTTTATAGTCATCTGATAAGTCTAATCTGTTTTTTAGTTTATCACCTTCATCGATTACTACGTCACGTATTGCAAAATCACCCATACTACCGTATGCGGCAACAATACTTGGAATTGGTGGTGGTCCAATTGGTGTTTTGATTTCTTGATTCAGAACAATTTCTGGTGCACCACCAGGTGGGACACTACCTCCACTACTTGTTACATTTTCTGCATAGTTTTGCGATTCTGTTACACCAGAAGTTTCTGCAAACTTAGATTTTTCTGCCGTCCATGCAGTTCTTGAGAACATCGCCTCAGTTGCTTGACCATGAAACGAACCATAGAATGCGGCACCACTAGTAAATGGTGCTGGACCTTCATTACCCTGAAATACTTGACCTGTAAAGTCAACTTGTTTACCACCAATAGAACCTTTCATACCAAAGATTGATACTTGTTTAACACCTGTCGCATTAAAGACTTCACTTGTCATTGCTAGTGAAGATTTTGCAGATACAAACATATCTTGTTCTGTTGCGATTTCAATGTCACCCTGTACCCAATTGTTTTGATTACCCTTGACATATTGATGATTATCTGCTAACATAATGTCAGTATGATTACCAATAGTCTTAGTGGATTTAGTACCTTTTGTGACATACTCTGAGTTTTTTGTAACAAAAGTACGATGATTCTCCGAAATACCTTCAATCATATTACCAGCAACTTGTACATTATAATTACCACCAACATCAACGTTATAGTCACCTGTGACTACTAAATTAAGATTACCTTTGTAGACTAGATTACCAGCACCTTCGACTATAGTTGTTTGGTCACCACCTGTGACTTCGATTCTGTTATTTGTTGAAGAAACGACAACACTCCCGTCTGCTCTCATTTCCACACCAGCGCCAGTTCGATGTTTAATTAAAATTCTTTCACCACCTGGTGTGTCATCGTATTCAACAACATGACCAGATGTAGTCTCGTCTACTTGATTAAAAGGAAACTCTGAAGGTCTTTGGTCTGCAATGTTAAGTGATACACCAATATCTCCACCACTCGTATAGAGATTATTGATTTTAATTCCTCTTGCCGCATGATTTATTGATGACCCAAAATTGTATTCTCTTTTTGGAAACTCACCAGTTGGGTCTTGAAAACCTTTCTGTGGTACTCCAAGACTTTCTTCTAAACCAGTGCCTAGTTTTTGAGTTCTTAATTTAAAATTATCTTTTTTAGTTGTCATTTAATTACCCTATTGCATCGTATTGACCAAATGCCCAATATTTTTCTTCACACCAGTAACATATCTTGCATGGTTTCTCATGATAGTCAGTAACTTCTGCACTTCCTAAACATGACCTAGTCAATGGAAACAATGTCTCTAGCAAAAATTCATCCTCATATAATTGAGCAGTAAATCTTTTATCAACATCTTTGAATGGTGAATACTCTGGTATGTCTTGTATTCCAATTCGTTCTAAGTCTTGAGTATCATAGTTTCTTGGTGCTTCTCGTGTTCCAACAAACTTTGCTAACTCTTTGTTTATAGTGATTGCTTCTTCTGGTGCTGGTAAATTTACACCATTTGTAAAGAAAACAATGTCATATTGTCTTGTTAATTTAAGTGCCCATTTATCAAATACTTTTCTATATGGTGGTGATATTTCATCATACTGGTGTTTTTCAAACTTAACTTTTGGAAACGTTTTTGCAACTTCGTGAATAATGTTTTGAGCAACAATAAATCTATCTGGTTTATCATTAAAAGTGTATGGTACAATACTAAAGTTTAAATTTCTTTCTGATATTTCTTTTGCAAGTAAATGTAACAATAATGCCGTGTCAGCACCACCTGATAGTTTTACACCAATAGTGCCTTTATCACTTTTTAATGATTGTAAAAATTGTTCTGATAACAAGTCTACTGTGCCATATTCATTTGCATAAATCATTTTGGTACCTGTAATATTTTTAATACTATATTAAGAAGGTCTTTTGTTGGGTCAACTGGTCCTTCGTTTAGTGGGTCTCCTATACCATTTAATTGTTTTCTAAATACTGTCTCGACATATTCTTGCACGTCAAAGTAAGGGTCTGTTTCTTCTGCATCTAAGTCGTTGTGCCCGAAAACATTACCACCTGGATATTTAATGTAAAATGCTTCTAAAAATCTTTCAAGTGTTGTATACTGTTCTCTTGTAAATGAAGATGATGACCTATTACCAAGTGCATCTACATCACCAGTAGCAACATTTATACCACCAACAAGTACAATACCAAGAGAATGATTATTATGACCATTTGCAGACGTATGGTCACCAACTCTATCTGGTGGTCTACCTCTTTGCAATCTTCCGTCTCTTCGTATAACATAATGATAACCAATACCATCATGTCCTAATTTTGATTGTATATTATTTATTTCTATTGCGCCTATGTCTTTATCAGTTGCAGTTTCAGTCGCATGAATTACCACTTCTGATAGTGGTCTTGTAATTGCGTGTATTTCTGAATTTAATTCTTCAACAGAAGATACGAAAGTAAACACTTCATCTCCACTGTTTCTACCTGACCACTTTGTAATCTCTTCACCAATGGGTTTTGGTAATGAATAAAATTGTTCATCTAGTATCATTTGACCAGCAATTGTTGTGTTTAATGATTTTATTTCTTTATCTGCTCTATCAATTGTGTTTGTTGTATTTTCTATTTCATCTTTTGATATACCTGATTTTTCTGCTTCGTCTTTTACTTTGTTTTTAAAGTCTAAAGGACTTGTAAAAGATTTTACTTTGTCTACAATACCTTTCATAAAACCACCAATATCTGCATTTCCAAGTATTGACTTAATTGCATTTGCATCACCTTCTGGTGTTTTCTTTGCTACGTCTTCTGTAATATCTTTTAATACTGCACTTTCTACTGCACCACCAGTAATACCTTTTACTTTATTTTCTGTGTTTAATGTTATTTTTTCTGTAATGTTTTGTAATACACCATCTAAACCTGTGGCAATTGTTGCTATTACAGTTGCTATGGCATCTGTTGCTTTATCAACAAGTTCACCTATATCTCCTGCTAAGTCTTTAATTTTACCAACAAAACCTGCAACACTAGGAAAAGATGCAAGTTTAAGTTTAGTAACTTTTGCCTTTGCTTGAAGTGCCTCTACACCTGTTTGATTTTGAACGTTACCCAAAACGTCTTCTGGATTAGTTGTAGTTTTTAAATCAGGTATGCCAGATATTAATTTAGTTACTGCCTCTACCGCAGTACCAGCATCAAGATTTTGAGTAACACTTGCTATTTCACTTAGTTCTTGAGAAGATGCAATACCACTGGCAGCATCTGCAATTGATGATGCTTTAGCACTTGCTTTTGCAACTGCACCATCAATACCTTCTGCTATACTTGTTGGACTACCACCACCTGCAATATTTAAATTAAGTTTAGGTAGAGATAATTTTAAAGCAGGAGCACCTGTTATGTCACCTAATATTGTAGAAATAGGTTGAGCAGTTGTTCCACCAGTTTTCGTTGCACTAACATTAAACGATGAATTAAAACCAGAATCAGAACCACCAAAATTAGTTGTCAAACTACCAGCAGAATATGGCAATGTGATTGTTCCAGGGTCATTAATGCCAGTAATACTAGGTAAGTTTTCAGTAATAAGAGCAACGCCTTCACCTTGTATGACATCACCTTTTGCATTTTGTACTATATCTAAAGGTTTTATACCACCAATTTCTGTTAAATCTCTACCAATAGTTGTATCTAATTTAGCACGAAGTTGGTCACTTGCTTTTGGCAAGTTTACTTTAATGTACTCTTGCTCTATATCTTCTCTTTTTAATCTTTTTAATTGAGAATTAATTCGTGATTTAATTTCTCTACCCACCAATACTCTCCTTGATTTCTAGTGCCTTTGCTTCTACTTCATCTTTAAAACCAGATGCATTGTTTTCTAAATAGTATTTAGTCACAATTTCTGGTAAAGAATTTTTACCTTCTAAACTGTCAGTTTGTAATATTTTTATATTAGCATTTTGTTTTTCACCTCTTAGTTCAAAAACAACAAACTCTAATTGTGTTGTAAACTTTTTAAATGCCGAACTAAATGCAATTAAGTTTGAAAATCTTTGTTTAGAAAAATCTGCAAGTCCAGTTTTACCAGTGACCATTCTAGATGAAATAAATAAACCAGAAGTAATTGCAATTGCTTGATTTTCTGTATAACCTAAATTTAATAAAAACTGTACTGAATGTTGTACTCTTTTGTCTCTAGTTACTCTACGTAACTTTCTTGGATTACTTTCTGTATTATCGTTTTCTATACCTGTATCTATTGGTCTAAATACACCCGCTAGTTTACCAAATATACCTTCGGGTTTACTATCATCGCCAACATCTTCAAGCACTTGATTGTTTTGTGTTAATGTTGGAAACTCTAAATGTGGCAAAGAACCTAAAACAATTGGAGTTTGTGAATGATTACCATCCATAAACATACCAAAAACTAATGAGTTTGG